CTAGAGCCAGATCGTCACTTCCTCGCCAACTCGGAACACGAACCGGATCGTATCCTCGGTGACGATGGCGTGGTCGATGAGTGCGCTCCACTGCGCGGGCTGAAAATCTCTCACAGGTTCGCCCGCCAGATCATTCAGGGTTGTGGTGATGGCGGCGTGCTTGGCAGCGTTCGCCATCGCAATCGGACTATAGCCAACCAGCCCGTCAAAGCCCAGCCCTGGAATATGGAGCACGTCGCGGGCGGCCAGGGTGACGTTTTCAAATCGCCCGGTTGGTTCGTCCCACGTACGCTGATACTCGTAATAGAGTCGCCCGGCCTCATCCCTTCCCACGGTCATGCGGTTCGGCATGAGCGGATACAAGCCAATCACTTCATCTTTACCGTTGCGCAGCACTTGGGCGAACGCATTACCCCAAAGAAGCAAATGCGTCATCAGAGTTTCCCTAAAGACAAAGGATGTCATTTCAGGGTTCGGCTCATCATGAAGAAGCCGATACAACGGATGATCGAGCGCCTTCACCTTCGCACCATCAGCACTCTGCTGATAGACTTGTAACGGCAGCCCAGCAATCGCCTCGGCGAGGATACGCACGCACGAGTAGACGGCGGTCATTTGCATCGCAGAGCGCTCCGTTACCGGACGACCCGATGAGGTCGCTCCGAAAAAGAACGAGTACCCACCACCCGTCAGGGCATGGTGGTCAGCCTTACGAGCGGAATCGCCACGCAGCCAGGAAAGAAACCCCATTGAAATCCCCCTCAAGAATCAGGAAAATGAATCCATGACGCGAAATAGTTGGAAAACCGCACTCAAAGAAGCTCTAGAAAGGGAAGACCCTGATCAGAAGCTCAAAGGCCACTCGATTTTTGCGCGCGTTAACAACGAGTCCAGCCCGAGTCTTGAGATCGTTCCTGACCCCGCGAAGCCAAATGAACTTCGGTTGCTATTAACGCACTATCGCCCAGAAAAACCTAAGGGCGATCATGTTGTCGTGATCGGGATGAATCCCTCGAACGCACGTGCTTTTTCAGGACGGGTCCAAACCGAGAGTGGGTGGGTGCCGGCAACGGACCAGACGACACTTATAGTGGGAGGGTGGCTCCACAACACCGAGCTGGACAACACGCAGCGTCTTACGATGATGAACCTTGTACCCATTATCGACAAGAATAGCGATGCAGTTCAGCAACGCATCAATGACTGGACAGGACCAAATCTCGAACAGATTTTCAAAGAAACCCTTGAAACAATCCTAGAGTCCTCAAAAACCTCATCACAGAATGTCCGAATCATTTGCGCCTGGGGATCTTCAGCCAAACACGCATGGGTAAAACAAGGCGAGAAATGGTTCACGGATTTTATTAAGTGTTCGCGCAATCACCACATTACTGATGGCATCCTCGTCTGTCGTCTCAAGTTCAAGAAAAAGACTGACACTGAACCTGCGTATCCTCCGCATCCCATAGGCAGCTGGGGACTGAATGATGGCAACGATCTCATACCCTTCCCCTAGGCAGCTTGAGACTGGATGATAATGGCAACGATCTCACGTGCGTGCCTGTATAACCAAATTCAGATAAGCAATAGTCCGCGCTCGTCGTAGACGGAACCGGCGTGGTGGTCACTGCCGTTTCGGATGGCGCGGTCGAGCGCCATAATGGTGGCCACCACGCCGTCGATCTTCTCGGTGCTCTTTTGTTTGTCGGGTTTGATATTGCCTGCCGGGTCAGTTCGCACGTGAATGTTGTCGACCATCCATGACAGGACTGGATGCCCGCCATGAGCCAGGTGACCTTCGAGTGCGAGCTTCATCAGCTCCTTCGACGGTGGGCTCATATCCTTAAACCCCTGCCCGAACGGAACGACGGTGAAACCGAGCGCTTCGAGGTTTTGGCTCATTTGCACAGCACCCCACCGGTCGAAAGAAATCTCCCTGATATCGAAGCGTTCGCCTAGCTGTTCAATGAAGGCTTCGATCGCGCCGTAGTGGACGACGTTGCCTTCCGTGGTTTGCAGAAACCCTTGCTGCTCCCACAGGTCGTAGGGCACGTGGTCACGGTTAACGCGCAGTTTGAGGTTGTCTTCGGGTATCCAGAACCACGGTGCAATCACATAGGGCTCGTCGCCGGTTTGCGGTGGGAAGACGAGCACGAACGCCGTGATATCCGTCGTTGACGCAAGATCCAGCCCGCCGTAACACACGCGGCCCTCAAGGTCGGACAGGTCAACAGGTGCGTTGTTAGCGTTCCAGACGTGCATGGGCATCCACCGCACGCTTTGTTTGACCCATTGGTTGAGGCGTAGTTGTCGGAAGGTGTTTTCTTCGGCAGGGTTTTGCTTCGCCGAGTTGCAGGCGACCTGCACCTTCTCGACAGGGATAGTCACCCCGAGACTCGGATTTGCCTTATGCCACACGGCCTCGTCAGTCCAGTCATCCTCACGGCCAGCACCGTAAATCACTGGATAGAACGTCGGGTCAATCTTTTTGCCTGCGAGGATGTCTTCGGCTTTCTCATGCTGCTCATAACAAATACTGTGCGTGTCGGTTCCTGCGGTGGTGATAAGGAAGTACAGGGGTTGGGTGCGGGCATCACCGCTGCCTTTGGTCATCACGTCGAACAATGCCCTGTTGGGTTGGGTATGCAGCTCGTCAAAGACGACACCGGAGATGTTGAACCCATGCTTGCTGTATGCCTCCACTGAGAGGACTTGGTAGAAGGAGTTGGTGGGCTTGTAAATAATCCGCTTTTGCGAGGCAAGAATCTTGACACGCTTGGACAGGGCGGGGCTCATGCGCACCATGTCCGCCGCCACCTCGAACACAATGGATGCTTGCTGGCGGTCTGCCGCGCACCCATACACTTCGGCGCGTTCCTCGCCATCGCCACACGTCAGCAGCAGCGCGACCGCAGCGGCGAGCTCACTTTTGCCCATCTTCTTGGGTATCTCGACATAGGCGGTGGTGAATTGGCGGTAGCCGTCTTCTTTGACGGTGCCGAACAAGTCACGGATGATTTGCTCTTGCCAGTCGATGAGCTGGAAGGGCTGTCCTGACCAGCGGCCCTTCGTATGCTTCAAAGCTTGAATGAAGGCGACCGCGAAGTCGGCTTTACGCTTGTCATAGCGTGAACCATCAGCCATGAACCGAGTCGGTGTGTAGGTGTCGAGAGTGCGCATCACACCCTTCAGGCTCCTTCCTGTGCTGGCTAGTTAGTGTGGGCAAGCGCCCAGGCGATGGCGTGGCCGGCGTCTTCGAACAGTTCGTCAGCCTCGGCGACCAGGGTAAGTTCGCATTCAATGAAACTGCGGGCGTCCGGTCCCCAGCCGCCGATGGGCTGCTCGGCGAGCTTGTAGACGCGGGCGTCGTTTCCGATCCGGCCTTTGCCCAGGTGGCGATAGACCGAGGCGAGCACGAAGTCTCCGTAGGCGATCACCGTGCCGTAGCTGTCGGTCGCCATCTGCAGCAGCTCCATCGTGACCTTGTCGTTGTTCATGACCTCGCTCCTTTATTTCTTGTTCGGTCATGTACATACAGCCATAGGTGCGGGTGCTTATCCAGTCATTTTCGCCCTGAATATCAACGACAAAGAGAGATGATCATCCCTGCCGTTCAACATCCTTCACCACATCCAGATACGCGAGCTGTTTACCGTCGCGTAGGCAGGTAATTCCTGCTGCGTCCCCGGTGTGTTCGGCGTAGCGGCGCAGAATAACGCTCGCGTATTTTTCGTCAAGCTCCATCGCATGACAGATGCGGTCGGTTGTCTCGCACGCCATCAATGTCGAACCTGAGCCTGCGAAGGTGTCGAGCACGATCGCGTTGGCCTGGGTGGAGTTCTGAAGCGGATACGCCAACAAGTCCAGTGGCTTGCTGGTTGGGTGGTCAGCGTTGCGGCGGGGCTTGGCGAAGTTCCAGATCGTGGTCTGCTTGCGATCCGCATACCAGCGATGCTTACCGGTCTTGACCCAGCCGTAGAGCACGGGTTCGTGTTGCCATTGGTAGGGAGAGCGTCCGAGGACAAGGGAATCCTTGACCCAGATGCAACATCCCGACAGGTAGAAACCAGCATCTTGAAAAGCGCGGCGGAAGTTCAAGCCTTCAGTGTCAGCGTGGAAGACGTAGGCGCTCGCGCCTTTCTCACACACCGCCGCCATGTTCGTAAACGCCGATAGCAGGAAGTTGTAGAACTTCTCGCGATCCATTTTGTCGTTCTTGATGGACAAGCCCGAGCCTGATTCGAAGGCGACATTGTATGGCGGGTCCGTGAGCACAAGGTTCGCGCGCTTCCCATCCATCAAAGCCTCAACGTCGGTTTGTGAGGTGGCGTCGCCGCACACCAGTCGGTGGCGGCCGACTGCCCAGATATCCCCGCGCTCAACGAAAGCGGCCGCTTCGAGTGCGACGGTGAGGTCGAAATCATCATTGGCCACCTCACCCTCATCCAATGAGCCGATCAACTGCTGGATTTCGGCGTCGTCGAAACCGGTCAGTTCAGCGTCGAAATCACTCGCGTCCAGATCAGCAATCAGCAGGGCGAGTTTGGACTCGTCCCACTCGCCGCTGATCTTGTTCATCGCAACGTTCAGCGCCTTTTCGCGCATTTCGTCAAGCTCGACGACGACGCAGTCCACGGTTTCTTGTCCCACGTGTTTGAGAACGGACAGTCGCTGATGACCAGAGATGACGGTGTTGTCGTTCGCCGCGTTAACCACCACTAGCTCGACGTAGCCGAACTCGCTCAGGGAGCGCTTGAGCTTTTCAAACTCAGCATCGCCAGGCTTGAGTTCCTTACGCGGGTTATATGCGGCAGGCCGAAGATCAGCTATCGGTAGCTGCTTGATTATCATGGACATAGGTGGAGCCTTTCTTGAATAAGAAGTTGGCTGATGCCCCAATCGCCAATAAGTTCGTAGACACGTTTCGTTTCTGCTTCAACCTTCGGGTGGCACGAGCGGCAAAGAACTGCGAGATTATTGCCCCAGCGCTCGCCTCCACATTTGGTTGGGATGATGTGGTGCACAATGAGATTGCGCCTGCTTCCACACCGTCTGCAGATCCCGCGTTTGCGAAGCTTTTGAGAGAGTTGCTGCCAGTGATAGTCATAGGGACCATACGTGCGCATCGCCTGAGGCCTGCCGAGACTTTCTTTCTAAACTCAGGATCTTTGTTCTTTTCAATGAGGTCTTTGCGGCTCTTTTGCCATTCATTTTGACAAGGCACTGAACAAAAGAATTGAGAAGGCACCCGATTTCGGGCATACCTACGCGTTCCCCGCACACCGCATGTGGCGCATTCGTATTCAACCTTCATGTCTTGTAATCGCTTTCTTTAGCGCGTCAACGTGAGCGAACGAGTTTTCCCAATGCAGACCTGTGTGGCCGAAGTGTCCGTAGGTTGAGTACCTTGTAAAACCAGGCTTGCGAAGGTTCAAAGCATCGATGATTCCACCGGGGCGTAGCGGAAACACCTCGGCTGCGGCCTTGGTGAGGATCTGGTCGGAGTATTCGCCTGTGCCGAGCGTGTCGATTTGGAACGCGACTGGATCAGCCTTCCCAATCGCATAACTGATCGCCATCTGGCATTCGGTGGCGAGGCGGGCGTCGACGATCGTGCGGGCGATCAGGCGCGCCAGGTACGCGCCCGTCCGGTCGACCTTGGACGGGTCTTTACCCGAGAACGCGCCACCGCCGCGCGGGCCGAGCCCACCGTAGGTGTCAACCATGAGCTTCCGTCCCGTTAGCCCCGTGTCAGCTTTCGGGCCGCCAACCGTAAACATGTCAGAGGGGTTGATGAGAATCTCGGTGTTGGCACTGATCGGCAGATACGGCTTACGCGCGGGTGCAACGATGAGGGTTTTCACCTCCGCCGCAAGCTCATCCAGATCCTTCGCCGCGTCGTGTTGGATCGATACCACCACGGTCTCAACCGCCACGGGACTACCAGCAGCGTCGTAGCGCACCGACTCACGAATACGCGGACGAACCTTCGAAGTAATCTCACCAGTCACAATAACCCTGTGGCCAGATGCCATCACTTCTACTGCAACGCGTGCGGCTGGGTCCTCGTAGAGAATGTCGTCGAGAATGGTGTCGGCGATTAGGTCGCAGAGCTTATCGGGATGGCCGATACACACGGCCTCAGCAGTCTTCGTAACAGACATACATACTCACTTTCCAAGGAATCGGGACATAGAAAAGTGCCCACCCATCTCGGGCAGGCACACGAAAATCAAAGGGGTGTTAGGAGCGGGCTTGCAGCAGGCGCTCCATCACCTCATCACCTGGAGCCGCCCCCGAATAGTCACTAGTGCAGTTAGCCCGCACAATCTCAAAAATCTCATACCAATACACGTTCGCTTGCTTCTCGAAAGACTGGGACATCGCAACGAAAGGATACGCGATCGCAGCCCCTGTGGTTGGGTGTTTGCCGAGCAGGCCGAACTTGGAGATCGCTTGCTCGCATTGCACATAGCGTGCGAACGCCTGCGCATAGGATTCGATCAAGCGCGGTGTGACGAACTGCGAACACCCACGAGCGTCGAGCCATTGCCATGTTTCCCGGTAGACGAGGTCAGCGCCCAGGGGTTTGCCGTCACGCTGGATGTCAGAGAGGTAGTCCGAGGGTTCGGGCATGGTCTCGCCAGCGAGCACCGCACCATCACCAACATCTGCACCAATGAAGTCAAACGGCTCGTTCAGCGGATCATCAAGCCGCGTGGTTGGGCGGCCTGCGGCGAGCTTCTCGTTCAGCGGCTCTGGTTTCGCTCCTGCTCTGACGCGGCGCCCACCGCGATTGGTTCCATCTTTCGCCACTGAAGTAAGCCTTACTGTTAAAATATGATTTTGAAAATGGTTCGAGAGATTTTGGTAAGTATGCGGACAAATCGTACGTATTCCAATCGCAACGCTGTACGGCTGTGTTTTCTGCTTGCCTCCCTGCTGGGTCTTCTCATGTTTGTAGCGCAGGTTTATTATTCAAAAGGTGGTGTGGTGCGGGGTGCTCCTATCCTGCTAATAGGAAAACCTGTCAATATTCTGCTACTTCCTGCCGCTATTTACCTAGTTGTGTCAGTTTTAGCTTTAATCTTGCTTATCACTACGCTGAAGCAAACAAATAGTGACATTAAAAAGAGACGGGTAAAAGCAATTCTCATGGTTGCGTTCCTAACAGGCACAGCAGCTTTTGCAGGGACTGTCATTAACATGGACAGTTACGGCATAGTTCCTTCTAAGCAAGACGATACCAATTGTCGAGTTATCTATTCGTGGGGAAATAGCTCGATGCATCACAGATTTGGGCGATTCTATACCATGTCGAACAATTTTCATCTTGGCGTCAAAACGCCGTATTCGTGGTCGGCCAAAGGCTCAGGAAAAATACATGACACCGCTTGGGAAGTGCGCTGGGAATCAGGATACGGGACACTCCACACTTATTCGAGTATCGGAATAGACCCTGACACAGATATCCCAGCGCGCTTCACCTGCGACGAGTGAATGTGCTTTAGCCTTTACTTAGACACGTTGCATAGATGTATGCAAGACGATTCGCTTCGCTTTGATCAGGCAAACGATCAGCATGAGCAGCCATAGTGAGCGGACCTCCCAAAACTGGAACTGTGGTTCCAGCCCAACTATCGATTAGATTCCAGAAAGCCTTTTTCAGATTATCTGGTGGGCGAGGATTACTTTTATTGTAACCTGGAATACATTGACAATATGTCCCACGTCACATAAGCTAAAGTAGTGTAGCTAAGGTAGTCCAGCCTTAGAGGGTCTCGGCTACCCCTCTTTCCGACACTCAATCTCGATATCGGCCAAACGAAAGGAATGGACAATGAGTGGATCGTCAAATAGTGTGTCAGCGGAACACGGCAACTCAAAACGGCTTATCGTCGCATTGTTGTTTGTGTCGATTGGATTTCAAGCTCTAGCATTTGCAGTTCCGGGGGATACTTTCAGCTTAACCTTCCGGCTTGTTGGAGTACTGTCACTTGTTGTGGCTATTTCTTTAGGCATGAAGAGTAAGACTGAAAACAAGCCTTTGCTTACTGTTGGGATTGGCGTGGTTACATGTTTGACTGCTATTGCTTTAGTGGCAACACAGACTTACGCTGCTCAAGCTGCAGGGTCGGATAATTATTCTTCTATTAGGTCAGAAACAATCACCTATAAGGAACCAGACTTGAACGCTATTGCGAACACTAACAAGTCGCTGGTTGAACTTAAGGGCGTGGATTTAGAAGAACAAGTCCTCTCTGCCAAAGAATTGAAGTATTCGCCAAAGAGTGGCGCAACCCCTATGTGGTCTGCTGCGCAAGCTTATACTCTTGATTCGAAGAAGATCGTAGCTGTACCACTTGAGTCAGAGCTGTCCCTCGCAAACAAGATTTTGTTTATATGGGAGAACGGTAAACTTGTGACGCAGGAAGTCTATGGTGAAATGCTGTCTGACAACAAGGTTCAGGTTCGTCTGTGGAACGATGGCAAGCTATCGGCAAATAAAACGGTTGTGAATCTCGATACCGGAAGCAAGGGAGGAATTGAGCCGCTAGGCATGAACTGGGGAAAGCTGAACCAGTGTTTGAACAGTATTGGGATTAATTGGGCAGTACTGGCAGTTATCTCAGTTGCATGTGGTTGGGCCTGCGCTTTGACCGCTGGTGCCGGATGCATTTATTGTCTTAGTGCCGCCACGGGTTGGACCGGTGGCAGCATCTCCAGTTGTGTATATCGAGCGTGGGAGTAGATTCATCGCTTCTAATAAAACCGAAGAGGAATTAACTGCAACGATAAGCACGAATGGAGCGCTAGTCAGATAGCTATTGATATATTGCCGACGGTAAACTGGGTTCTCTTGTTGAACTATCGGTTGAGTTCGCGCAATAGTAGCAAAAGCCATCTGCTCACCCTAGTTTGGGCGTTATTTCGCAATGAGATAACGCCCAAACTTTTGTGCCTACCAACGAGGAAAACACCCCCCCCACCGAACAAAGTTGCCCCCAAACCAGGTTTGTATCAAAATGAGAGTGTAAGTAACCACAAGGCTCCTTGGATAATGCCATGCACGTTACTGCTCGAATCGGTTTTGCTGATTCCGTTCGGCCAACGATTCTTGAAGCGTGAGCGTGTCCCATCCGGTTCGACCATTCTCTAGAACCGAACCCTGTTTTTGTTTTATATGTGGTATTTAGCCACTGCTGGGTTTTTAGCACCATCTGATCCATGAGAAAACTCCTCACTCGATTTATTGATATAAAAAACCCAACACCCACACCTCTTCAATAATTAGAAAAGACGTGAATGCTGGGGGCCTAATAAAACCGCTTAAGCCTTTGTGTCGCTACTGAGAGACAACCAAGGCTTCGCAACAAGTAAAACCGCAGGTAGGTTAATACCCTGTTTGATTCAGGAACTTTGCACGCGGTTGGCCCCGCCCGCTGACCTTCCCAACACTTGTAGAGATCGGGAGCCCCAACCCCTCACCACGCTTTCGACGTTGCCCCGTGTCCAACGAACATCATCAAGATGGTTTTGAGAGGTTCCAGATGATCGACGCGGCAGCGGGCAACGTGTGGGCTCGTCAGTAGGTGTAGACCCTGGGTGTTCACCTCCATCGGTCATCGTCCAAGGATGTCTGTCTCGAGTGGCAGGGCTTACACAGCGAGCGAAGGTTATCAAAGTCGTGGGTGCCGCCGTGTTCGAGCGGGAGAACGTGGTGGACTTCCTGCACGGGTGTGTAGCGACCGGCTTCGAGGCAGTCTTCGCAGAGCGGGTGCTGGGCGACGTAGGCAGAGCGGATCTTACGCCACCGTGAGCCGTAGCGGCGGTTGATCTTCGGATCACGCTGATACTTCCGATACCGAGCGTCCTCTGCCTTGGTGTGGGCCTCGCAGTAGCGTTCGTGGGTGAGCTCAGGGCAGGCGGGGTGGGAGCACGGGGAGGCGGGTTTGATTGGCATCGCACTGGCTCCTTTCCCTAGCATGGTGAAGCCCCAAGTTCCCGTGTGGGTTCTTGGGGCTTCTCCTAGTTTTCAACCACTTACATGTTCTCACACCGATATGCGGTTTTCTATCGCATGTTTCGGATACCCGCTAACGCTAGAGCTGTCCATACAAGGCGGTGGCGAACCTGTCGAGGGCCCGGTTCTTGCGCCGATAGACCGTGTCACGCTCGACGTAGAAATGATCGGCTATCATCGACACCTTCTCATCTTGCCTCCCCTCGCTGAGGAAGAAGCCTTCGAGGATGAAGCGGTCGTCTTCAGCGATGACCTCCCACGCAGGCAAGAACCAGTCCATGTACTGGCGAGCCTGTAGGTAGCGAGCCTTGTACGCATCTATTCGCTCAATGCTCGCCACGATCCGATTCTCCGAAGCGTGCAGGTCGCCTGATGGTGGTGTGCCATACGTGGGGATGCTGGGCTCGCTGCATCAGCATAAGCCGCCTTGATCTGCTCGTCGGTACTCTCGATAATCTGTTCCATCACCGCATAATCCTGCAGAGCGGCGATCGCAGCTTTCCTTGTGGCGAGGTATTTCGTCATCACATGCATGAGCTTGTCCTTTCAGTGGTTGTGCGGATTTCGTATACGACCGCGTCAATCAACGCAGCCTGCGTAGCGTCTTTCGCATCAAGAGCTTTCAGGACAGCTTCATCGAGCGTTCCTTCAGAGATCAGGTGCGTGATGGTGACCGGCTCTAACTGGCCTTGCCGATAAAGCCGTGCGTTCGTCTGTTGATAGAGCTCCAGACTCCAGGTCAGTGAGAACCACACCAGCAGATGCCCGCTCGCCTGCAAGTTCAGCCCGTGGCCAGCCGACGCGGGGTGAATCAGTCCGAGGGTTATCTCGCCCTGGTTCCATGCCTCGATATCGGCCGAGGTCTTCAGCTCGCGAGCCTGCGGGAAGCGGGAGACGATGCGTTCGCGGTCGTGAGTGAACCAATAGGCCACGAGCAGTGGATTGCCGTTGGCTGCCTCGACGAGGTCTTCGAGAGCGTCGAGCTTCCGCTCATGAACCGCCGTCCACTGACCATCGCCCGTGTAGATCGCGCCCGATGCCAACTGCAGCAACTTGCCCGACAATGCAGCAGCATTCGCAGCGTCGATTGTCGCCTCACCGAGGTCGAGGACAAGATCAGATTTCAACTGCTCATACATGCGTCGTTCTTTCGGCTCCAGCACCACAGGCATTGTCGTCACCGTCAATTCCGGTAGCTGCAGGTGGTCGGTGGTTCTCATCGACAACGTCATGTCACCAATCGCCGCATAGATCTCATCCTCAGCACCCACACGGGGCTTGTAGCTGAACACCTGCATCCCGTTCCTTTTGTCGGGTACGAACCAACGATCGCGATAACGAGTGATGAACCTGCCCAAACGCTTGCCGCCGTCGATGAGACGGAATTGCGCCCATACATCCATGAGCCCATTCGACGCGGGCGTTCCGGTCAGCCCAACCCAGCGCTTAACGTGCGGCCGCATTTTCACCAATGCCGTGAACCTCTTCGCACGATGGTTCTTGAAAGAGGAGAGTTCGTCGATGATAACCATGTCGAACGGCCAGCTCCCGTTACTTTGTTGAGGAGTCCTGATTCCTGGGATGATGGGCTTGTTGGCTGGATGGCTCCGGCATGATTATTTTCCCCTGTCTATTTAATGATCCGGGGGTGCCACCGGGGCTGGACAGACGCTTTCGTGATTGCTCATCAGGGGCGTGGTCGTTAAAGACCTGTCGTAACGTGGGTGTAAGACGGATGCGTTTGCCTACACGCCAACATGAAACCACCTGTTTCTACCTCGAAGGCGAGGCGCACAATGTCACCGGAAGATTTCGATATGTGGCTTGGTATCGATGTGGGAAAGACCGATCACTGGGCAACTGCTGTCAATATGGCAGGCGAGCTGATCTACTCCCACTCACTACCGAACGACGAGATCAAACTCCGACAAATTTACACTGAGCTCACCGCGCAAGGCCGAGTGCTGGCGGTAGTGGACCAGCCAGCAACCATCGGTGCTTTGGCTGTTGCGGTTGCCCAAGCAATGAATGTTGCCGTGGCGTATTTGCCAGGATTGGCAATGAGGCGGATTGCTGATCTCTACCCGGGCAATGCAAAAACGGATCAACGAGATGCGTTCATCATTGCTCAAGCTGCACGAACGATGCCGCATACACGTCGGACTCTTCGTGCTTTGGACGAAGACGAAGCTGAACTGGGAATGCTCACAGGCTTTGATGACGATCTAGCTCGGCAAATCACCCAGACCCGTAATCGTGTTCGCGGGTTGTATACACAAATCCATCCCGGACTTGAACGCGTGATTGGGCCACGGACCATCCAGCCATTTTGGCCGTGGCCCAAACATGGCCTGTTCCACGTGCGTTAACCAAAGCTGGTAGAGCACGTATTGGTGCTAAGCTCAAGAAAAACGGAGCTAGGCGCTGGCAGGTCTGGGCTAATGAAATCATTGAGGCGCTAGCCACACAGACAGTGACTGTTACCGGCACCAGCGCAGCCGCAGTGGTTATCCCTCACCTAGCTACTACGCTTCACGAGCTCTACAAGCAGCGGTCAGATATCGAGAGCCAGATTGAAGATCTGGTGACCGAGCACCCTCTTTTTCTGGTCCTCACCTCCATGCCCGGAGTTGGGGTGAGGACCGCAGCTGTGCTCATTGCCGAAATGGCGGGCAAAGACTTTGAATCTGCTGCCCACCTCGCCTCCTACGCTGGACTAACACCTCGAACACGACAATCAGGGGCTTCAATCAAGTCCGAGACGGTCTCCCACACCGGCAACAAACGCCTCAAACGGGCTTCCTCTCTGCTTTCGCATCCTTACGGGCAGATCCCGTCTCCCGTCGGTACTACGATAAGAAACGCCTTGCGGGGAAGCACGTTACTTTCATTGTTTGAGGAATTGACGGTAGAGCGTGGTAAAAAAGGTGATTTGTTATTACTAGATTCACAAGCGGGTTTTGTCGTATGCGCAATGAGCGAACCCGAAACAGATGGTGAAGCTGAATTAGGGTTTGGAGCGTCACATTCCTTGAGAATCGCTTCTGAAAGAGCAATCACTGAATTACAACAAATACGATCGTCAATAACGCATGGCTCAACGTGGGCGGACAATGGTGCTTCCACTTCTGGTGAGCTCGATGAGTACCCAAATATGAAGAAATTAGCTTCTCGCCATTTTCAACTTCCAAAACGTGGCGGTGAAACGGTTGAAGTCCCCCTCAATGTCGAGTTTACGGGATCTCCGGTTATTCAATTAAGAGAAAATGGATACGTCCCGCTGGGGAGAATGATTTGGAGCGATACAATTGATATTGGATCAATAATAGTGGCTCAGGCAGTAGTTCCTGGATTAGAGACATTAAATAATTTGATTTTTAATCGCCCGATTCTGCCTCTCGGGAGATTACGATCTGCCTCCAGTATCGACTTTTTACTGAAAAGGAAATAATGAATTCATTTGTCCAGTCTCAAGGGAAACTGCTTAAAGCTCGTCGTCTGATAATTATTGGCTTGATTGCTTCTGTATTTGGCAATTATGTCGTTGAAGCCGGATTCAGTGCTTTCACAGCCTCGGGAACTATAGCTGTCTCTTCCTTAGTTCTTTTGAAAACCATTGAACAAATTATTGTCTTTGCATTTCCACTTTATGCACGGATTGTTGGGAAATTCAGCCCCGATAAAGCGCTTATCACTGTGGACCTCACTGAAGCAGGAATGAGCGCACTGGCATTATGCTTGACGGTTATCAAACCAGAGTTCGCCATAGGCTGCTTATTCCTTTATATGCTGCTTGACGCTCTAGTAGCGCCTGTGAGCGATTTAGCAGATGAGTTTTACGGGGCTGCACTCGCTGAGATTGACGAAAAGGCGGCACTGGCTTTTAATGCAACGTTGTATTCGGCTCTTGCTTTTCTGGGGTTTGTTGTTGGCGGTCCTCTAGGGTCTTTTTTTGCTTCGGTTTCTGTTGAGATTCTACTGCTTACCAACATAATTTTGTCCTTGTGCGGTGCAGGACTACGAGGTTTTGCACGTACTAAGTTTGCGGCTACGCCGATCCTCGAAATTGATGATGAAGAATATCTAGCGACAGGTTCGCGTTTACCCGTGAAAGACTTCGTAAGAGATTTATTTGTTTCTGGTCCGGCATCGCCTCTCCTGTCTCTATTAATTAGAATCGCTAGTGCGATGACTGGCGAGCTCTTTTTGCTGTGGGTGGCAGGAGTATCTGCAGAAAGAAACTCAACTCTAAACGCTTTCTCTGGAATGGCGATAGTACTGGCAGTCTTTGGGTTTGGAGCGATGCTCGGGCCATTAGTGGGGCGTTGGCTGAGGAAAATGAGTTCCGCAAGAATGGTGCTTTTTGCATCGGCCATATTCGCAGGCCTGCTTATTTTACTCTTCGCTTGTTATGAAGCAATCGTTGGTAGCAAATTAGTTTGGGCCCTATCGTTGGTTTTTCTTATCACCGTGCTTAATCGTGCTCGACTCGTTGTTCTTGAAACTTATCGACAAACAGAGTTTAAAGGAACTAGGTTCGTTCGCATTATGAGCTGGTCATACTCTTTCGGTGCCCTCGGAACAATCCTAGGTCTCCAGATTGGATACTGGCTCAAGCTTGCCTCGAATCCGGTTCCATGCCTGTTGGTAGGTGGGGTCCTGTGGATTTTCATCGGAATTATCGTAAATCTACGAATTGGAATTTCGAAAAAGACTTCACAAGGTGTGTTATGTGAATCACAATGATATTGGGTTCGATAATCATTGGGCCGTACACAGTGTACAGTATCCCAATTTAGTGTTTAGGAGCCAATATGGGTAACACAAAGTCTGAAGTGCCTCGGGTTTACTTCCTAGGCGTTTGCCCTGGTTTTCATTTTCTCTGATGTGCTCGCGATGCGCCAGTAGTAGTTCTCAACCTCGACCGGGGTGCGGTAGTTAAGGGCTTGGTGGAGCCGGGTCTGGTTCCACCAGGTCACCCATTCGAAGGTAGCGATCTCGACCTCAAGAACGTCTTTCCATCGATGGTTATTGATCAGCTCGTTCTTATATGAGCTGTTGACGTTCTCGGCTAGTGCGTTGTCGTAGGAATCCCCAACCGTCCCGGTTGATGGAGTGATACCAGCATCTGTGAGCCGATCGTTATACACAATCGACACATACTGCGATCCGTGGTCTGAGTGATGTATCACCCCGGCCGTTTCCTTCGCGCTCGTGATCGCCTGATTCAACGCCTGCAACGGTAATGCCTCGGTCCGCATGGAATCTGATAGTGCCCAGCCCACGATCTTGCGAGAGAACACGTCCGTCACAAACGCCGCATAAACGAACCCTTGAGCGGTTCGAACATAAGTAATGTCCGCGACCCACAGCCGGTTCGGACCAGCGGCGTGAAACTCGCGATGAACCAAACCTGGTCTGGTATCTTCCCTCCGGGCTTTGTGTGTCGTGATCGGGGAACGTCCCTTGCCCTTCCCGGATACTCCTGCCAGACGCATGAGCCTCGCGGTCTGCTCGCGGCCGACCCGCACGCCACGGCGGGAGAGCGCGTGCCACATTTTCCGCACACCGTAGACACCATAGTTCTCCCCATGGATCTGGAGAACCTTGGCAACCAGCTCACGGTCCCAGACGCTCCTAGCGCTCGGCGTACCATATGCGTTACGATAGCCGCGGGAAGTGATGACACTCTCCCTGACGTTGCTCATTTAACGTCGCACAAATGAACACGGGCTGTGAAACGATCACGATACTCGTCAATAAACGCGATCAAATACGGACGTTGGGGGCCTGGTTCTGACGCGAAAAAAGCCGACGCGGCCTTCAACAACTCGTTCGTATCGCGCAGTTCTTGATTCTCCCGGCGCAGCCGAGCATTCTCAGCCACAAGGTCTTCCTCAGCCCGTGTGACCTGACCGGTCTTGCGTGCTTGCTGTAACGCCGGGCAGTGTGCCACGAAACCCCAAGCTTGGGCGCGACTACCTGACACGCGTCTTGAATCGAGAGCCCCTCAGCAAGGATCCGATCCTCCACCAACCAGACAACCCGATCCTTCGCTTCCTGATCAAATTTCATGCGGCTCTCCAGATTTTCCCATCCACTCAAACGGAAGAAAACCTGGGGCACTTCAGAGGTTGAGCAGCCTAGTGAGGGTGCTGCGGCCGGTTTCGGGTGCTTCGGTGAACCGCCCGCCAGATCCGCGACGGCACCTTCCTCAAAGACCTCCTCTGACGGCGTTCGGTATTGAGGTACGACCTAGTTAGGTCGCAGGTCATTCCTCGATCAGCGATCGGAAGAAGGGTGGCAGCGCCCGCGACGTGCTGTTAGGGCTGCTGTGCCTCCAGGGTGATGACCGTGTCGTAGAGACCGAGGATGCGTTGCTGCTCGGGGTGGGATCGAATACCGGTGTAGTGTAGGGAGGCGTCCTCGTAGCGGCGGAACGCGAAGACCGCCTGGTTCATGTGGATGGAGTTGAAGACTCCAAGGTTCACGAGCAGGTTGAAGTCAGCCACTGACAGGCCGGTGACCTTCTTGAACAGGTCTGGCTCAATCTTGGTGATGACGTCGTGGAGCGTGTTCTCACGGAAGTCGGTGAGGTACATGAAGGCGGGGATCCGGGTAGCGAACTTGATGAGTTTTTCCTGGATCTGCTTGCGCTTGGACTTGTACTCCTTCTCTTCCTCGGTGAGTTCCTTCTTCTCCTTCTTGGTCAGGTCGCCACCCTTTTCTTTCTTGGTGGCGGAGACCTTTTCGCTCTTGTTGACGACCGTTTCAAAGATGTCCGAGCCCAGCGCACGAAAGCCCTCAATGTTCATAATGGCTTCCATGGCTGCCTGGTTGTCCATGATCTTGCGCAGAGTCATGTTGTCGACGTTCACCAGGATCGCGGATTCCCACTTCTTGGCCAGCAAGGTGGCTGAGGTACCGGACATGGCGATGTCGAGGATTTCGCCGGCGTTGATCTCCTTCATGTTCGCCCCGTCGTAGGCGAGCACCGGGAGGAATTTCACCAGGTCCGCCACAGCCCGCTCGGGGCTTTCAGCGGTGGGGTTCAGGCCGCTGGCGTAGTCGGCCATCTGTCGTAGTGCCCGGGTGGGAGCGAAGTCGAAAACGAAGGCGACCGGCTTGAGGACCTCCTCCTCGTGCGGGTTGTCACCGTTGGGGTTGGTGATCGCCCACGGGGACTGCACCCGGAACGCGGCTTGGAAGTAGGTTTCGGGGCTGGTGAGGTTACGCAGCATGAGAATCGCGGACCACTGCTTGACTGTCACGCCCGTGGTGAGTTTGCCGCACGAGAGCGTGATGGTCTTCGTGTCGTAGCCATCGTCGATTGCTTCGCGCACGGGCGGCAGGGCTGCCACACCGATGCCGGCCTTTACTCCCGCGGCAACGATGACGTCGTAGGAGTGCCAGTAGGTGTTGTGGCGGGCGCGCAGCAGGTTGGCCATCGCGAAGCACGAGGCGACCGAGGGCAGGAACCAAAACGAGTGCTGCATGTAGGGCAGCAAGCGAGCGTCCGCATACGGGAAGGGTGGCCTGCTACCGGCTTTGAGGGAGTCGAGCTGGGTGGGTGCGTGTTCACCGCGGATGAGGTCAAGCCACTTCTGTACATCCGACTCGTGGACGAAGCGGGCAGCGTCGCCCTCCCCAGTGGCTTCAAAGAAGGTGTTGAGGTCGAACTCGTCGAACTCGCCCTGTGCGGCCACCGAGAGGATGTCATCGGGCATCTGATAGGTCAGCAGCCGCATCTCCGGCAGCGCCCCGTAGGGGTTTCGTTCACCCTGGCGCTCGAGCTCCCAGCGGGCCTTGGCTTCCTGCTCGTCGGTGTAGGTCCAGTTGAAGATCTGCTCCTCAATGAACTCACCCGTTGCCAGAGCCTTGAACGGAGTGCCGGAAAGGTAGAGGTAGGCGCGAGTGGTAATGGGCAAGAACTCTGCCTCGTCACTGCCCAACTCATCGAGCTCGGTGTCAAAGGCGTCCAGCGCGCCATCGGCGAACTCGACCGCCAACTCCTTGTCGGCTACCTTCTGATCCTCGCCCTCGAACAGAGCCTTAGCCGATTCGCGCCATGCACCGAAGTGGTACTCGTCGAAGATGACCAGGTCCCAGTTGATGGTGTGAACCCACTCGTTCTTCGATTTAATCAGCCCGGTCTTTCTATCCCGGCCAAGCAGATCCTGGAAGGAGCCGAAGTACACCAGCGGCTCGTCCGGGTCACCGGGACCGCGCTCAGCCATGAGATCGGTGTTGCGGTATTGCCAGCTATCAAAGTCAACATGGCTGGCTAGATCCTCATGCCAGGCGTCCTGCACGGCAGGCTTGAACGTCACCACGAGGACGCGCTTGGCTCCCATGCGCTTGGCGAGCTGGTAGGAGGTGAAGGTCTTACCAAAGCGCATCTTCGCGTTCCACAAGAAGCGCGGCACAGCGTTGATGTCTTCTTCCCAGATCGACTTGTAGTAGCCGATCGTTTGTTCCACGGCCCGGGCCTGCTCAGGGCGCATCCCGAAAGTCTGGTAGTGGTGGCCAGTGAAGACCACCCCCTTACGCAGTTCCGCAATCGCCGAAAGAACGTCGCGCGGCTTGCAACGCACCCACTCAGTTGCGGACCCGAAGTGAGGGTTCTCAAAGCCCTTTGCCTTGAGCCGTTCGATGACGTCCTTGTCGCGGAAAAGTGACCCATCGTCACGTTGGGCGATCTCATCGGCATACAGCGTGAACTCTTGCTGCACCTGGCCCTGGGACTCGCGGATCCGCTCCCGCACGTCCTCCCGAGTGGTCTGGCCGACCTTGATGAGCCCCTCATACTCAGGCGCCGGGTTCTTCGGAGACCACGCATAAATCCGCAGCCGTGCCGATGGACGAGGTGGGAGCAACACCTCCGCCGAGCGAGCCATCACTCATCCTCCATCGGGCGCACAATCGACTCAATGAAGGCGATATCCTCATCCGTCAGCCCGTACTTGGCGTACAACTCCGCATCCGTCCAAGTCCGATCCCAGGATTGCTGAGGTATAAACGCATAGACACGGCGCGGCGCATCTTGAGTGGACTTGCGAAGTGAAACGAGGAACCGGGCGAATCGAGTCCGAATATACGATGCGACGGATTGAGCCTCGCTCTCAGAGCTGAACGCGCCAGCAATGACATATGTTTCAGTGCAAGCCGTTCCAGGCCCGGCAATAATTGGTTTTGACAAGAACTTCGTTTCTACGGCAGCACTGGTGCCCTGCACCCGTGTCATCAACACTTTCCAAGTGTCAACAAGTTCGATATTGAGTGGAAGATCGTCACGCTCGATCCACGAAACCTTCTGAGATCCGAACAACTGAATCGGGTCAGTTTGGCCCGTTGGGGATTCCGCACCGTGAACGAAAGTTCGCAGCCCGAAGGGCTTGTTTGCCGAGACCATTTGGTCCATCGTGGGCTCGGAGAGTGACTGGACTTTTCGCAGGATGGATACGGCTTCATTCTGGCGAACCAGAACGTCAAACTCATCAAGGTATCGCTCGGCCTCAGGCCCGAGTGGTTTGCCGTCCCACATAGTTTGTACCGAGCATGGGCCATCGTGGTTTCGATCCCACAGGAAGTATGAGACGCCGCCACGTATCTTCACGCCGGGAAATGCTTCGTAGAGCTTCGGGTAGTCGACCAAGCGCCGCAGTCGATGATCGTGAAGCATCTGGTCACGGTAATCGTCCAGTCCCTTACCGCCCGCGAACCATCGAGAGGGGGTGACCATGGTGACGTAGCTGGGATCAAGGTCGAACGCTTTCTGCACAAAGAGCTGGTAGATCGGACTTGCCGAGGCGTTGTGCCCGCCGTCGCTCAGCTGGTATGGCGGATTTCCGATCACGATGTCGAAGTGCATGGCGGCTCCAAAAATTTCGTTGATACGTTGCTTGATGTTGTCAGTGTGGATGAACGCGTAGGCGTGCGTTTCAAGCTCGTCTCCTCGCCCGTAGTCGTTCTCTCCAGCGCCGCAGTAGGAGCACTTGCGCCCCGTGTAGATGAAGATTTCGTCCCCGGTGAGTGGGTCTACTCGACTCTCGCGCGTTCCGCCAGTCCAAGTATGTTCGGTGCGTTCGAACCAGATGTTTCCGTCCGGGGCGTCAAAGCCGGTGCAAATCGAGTGCCCGCCACTCGCACGCTTGGAGCAGTAAACGCTCCGTCGAGCCATGAGCGCAGTGAGCTCGGTGATCGCGATCCCGTACACCTGTTTGGTCAGCACGTGGTTGACCCGCTCCTGCAGGTCTGGAATCTGTGCCTCGAGTCCTTCGACGAGGCGGCGAGTGATCTCCCGGAGGAACACGCCCGTCTTGGTGAACGGGTCGAGGAACGTCACGTTCGGGTTTGCCCACAGGTTCTTACCGTCATGGTCGGCCGCCCACGCCTCAGCAACCATATCGAGCATGGCGCTGGCCATCTCCGGCGGGGTGAAGACCTCATCGTTGGACAGGTTCGCGATGCAGGTGAGCACGTCAGGGTTGTGTGCGCGTCCGAGCAGCCCCTCCATGGTCACGACTCCAGTGCAGCGATGTCGGCCACGCTCATCGTGGGGAACGACGTGGTGGGAGTGAAGATGTCGGCGATCTCCATGTTTCCGAAGAGAGTGTCCTCACCGAAGGCGGATCGTTTAGCAAGGTCGCCGTAGAGGAAGTCGCGGCGCTGGAAGCGTCCTTTACCGAGGTACCCCCACTCTGCGAAGGCGATCGCCTCGCCGTTAGAAAGTTTCATGGTGAGTGCGTCGGCTTGGACGATATTGGTCTTGAGGACCACGCGGGCTGCTTGTGTCCACTCGGGCTTTGCGTCTGGGCCGAGGAAGTCCACGAAGATTGCGTGCAGGTTGTCGCGGCAGATCTGGGCGTTGTCCTCGAGCAGTTCGATGCCGTAGATGCACATGAGTCCCAGCAGGGCGTAGTGGTCGCGCTCGAACTCATTCCTGCCGTACCTAGCTTGGCAGGTGGTGAGCTTGCGCCGCAGCACCTCTTGGAGGAATGCGCCTTCACCGCAGGCTGGCTCGAGGATGCGGGCGTCGATGCGCTCAGACTCGTCTTTGACGAGGTCGAGCATGTCGTTGACCATCCAGGAAGGAGTGAATACTTCGCCATGGTCGGCAACTCGCTGCTTGGATTTCACGAGGTTGTCGTCTTGGCTCATTCGGGCTGCTCCTGGTCGGGTACGTCACTGATATCGGGGCGACCAATGGCGCGGGTGGTGTTGAATTCTTTGCGCACGATTGTGCGTAAAAACTGCTTCTCAAATTATCACCATGGCTACCTCATGGTGTTGAGGACGCGCCGCGAAGGCTAGAGGAGAAGTAGTGGCCAGCGTCGCCACTTGATCGAGATCGCAATTGAGGGTGTTGCAGATCTGAAGTGGTCTGGGTTTTCTTCCTAGGCGTTTGCCTTGTTTTCCATTATTACTGATGCCTTGTATTGTTGCCAGTATTGACTCTCGATTTCTTCTGGTGTTTGATAGTTGAGCTTCTCGTGGAACCGGCCAGGTAACCCATTAAAAGGTCACGATCTCGACTTCGAACATATTATCCCAACACCGATTACGTATCAGCTCATTCTTATTATGTATCAGCTCGTTCTTAAACGAACCATTGACGTTTCCTGCTAGCGCTTTATCGTAACAATCCCCACCACTGCCTGTAGATTCAGTAATTCCGGCAGCTGTGACATCACGTTGTACTACATCCGCACGAGTATCAGAAGTCTTTGCTTTACCAGTGGTCACCGGCATTTTACCTTTACCCGTGCCACACCCATCGACCACCCAGCATATTAAAAACAAGTATGGGTAACCGCACACGCGATTACCCACACTTAGATCAGAGTTGTAGAGAGCTTAGCCCCGACGATGACGCGCGGTGTAGCGCGAAGCCCCGAACAGCCCCGCACCACCCAGAAGCGCCATGAGCGAGAACGCCACAGCGTTACCCGTCTCAGCACCCGTGCGAGCCAGCTGCGAGCCAGCCTTCTCCTTCGGTGCAGCAGATCCGGCAACAACCTTATCCTTCACACCAGGCTTCTCCGCACCCGCAGGCTTCTGCGGGTCAGCAGGCTTGGATGGAGGAACTGGCTTCTCTGCATCCGCTGGCTTCTGAGGCTCGCACGTTGGCAGAGCCTCAATCTCGTTCAGCTTGCTGTTCGCAACCTTGAGCGCACCATCAGCATCCGACGCAACCTGAACAGCCTTGTTGAAGACTGCCTCAACAGAAGCAAGGGCATCCTTAGCATTCTGAACGGCATCCCGCGCAGCCTCATTAGCAATATTTGCCTCAGAAACTGCTGCACTAGCAGCCTTCTCGCCATCCTTCGCCTGTGCAAGCTTATCCTTAAGGACATTGGCGTCGCCAGCCTCAAGGGATGCCTTATTAGCATCAGCCATTGCCTTATTCAGCTTAGCCACATGCTCAGCAGCCTTCTGCGCAGCCACAAGCTCCGCTTCAACTGCCTTAGGCTTAGCGGCATGGTAAGCATCGTATGCTTGCTGTGCCTTAGCCTCCGCTGCTTCAGCGCGCTTATGATCCTCGACAGCCTTCTTCAGCACTGCATCCGCAGCAGCCTCAGCCTTTTCCTTAGCCTCAAAATCCGCCTGAGCAGAAGCCACACGGGCGTCAGCTTCCTTTTCCGCCTGCTCTGCAGCAACTAGAGCATCCTGCTTCTCCTTAGCGAGTTTATCAGCAGTGGCCTCCTTACCCTGAAGAGCCTCAACCTTTCTGTCTGCAGCTGCCCAGGTACGCGCAGCTTCATTCCTGGCCTCTTCGAGCTGGTCGGGGTCACCTGCCTTCTGCGAGACCTCGAGCGCGTCCTCCATCACCTTGCGAAGCTTATCCGCTTCGGCTGCCTTCGCTTCAGCCGCTTCAAGAGCGCGGCGCACTTGAATGTGATCAATCTTGCTGTATTCAGCCTCGGCTGCCTCAGCCTTAGCCTTCAAAGCCGCGTGATCCTTGGCAGCCTTCTCTGCCTCCTGTGCCTCCCAGTAAACCTTGTTAGCTGCGAGTAGTTCCTGCTTCGCTTGCTCAAACGCGTCATTTGCCGCTTGCTTTTCCTGCGTCGCTTTTGTCAGCTCCTGCGTCGCCTTTTCCAGCCTCTGCGTCGCGTCTTTAACTTTCCTCTTGGCCTCTTCGATTTCTGTCGCGTCGTTGCTCTGTTCCGCCCTGGTTAGGTTGGATTCAGCAAAATTCTTCACGTTCTTAGCCGTTTCAGCAGTAGTCTTGGCTTTTTCAACAGCCTTCTCGGCATCCGTGAGCTTGTTGGAGGCTTCTTTGGTCTTATTCTCAGCCTTTTCTTGGGCAGCCTTAGCGTCGGCGAGCTTCTTCGGGTCAAAGTCACTGCCTGCTTTCATCAAAGCCTGCTGTGCCTCGACCAGTGCCTCGCGGCGCTTTTCTGCATCTTCTGCAGCAGCCTTTGCCTTCTTGAGGTTCTCAACAACAGCAACCGGGTTTATCCGGGTGTATGCAGCTTCAGCCTCATCGTATGCCTTCCATGCAGCCTTGGCAGACTCAAACGCCTTGTGAGCTTCCGTTACTGCCTTATCGGCCTTATCGCGTTCCTCTACGGCGGTCTTGACCGCCTCACCAGCAGCAATCGCAGCCTTATTCGCCTTGTCGCGATCAGCCTTAGCCTTGCTGGTCTTCTCAGCCGCAGCAACCGCAGCCTTATTCGCCTCGTCGCGAGCAGTCTTAGCCTTGCTGGTCTTGTCTGCTGCGGCAATCGCTTCCTTGTTTGCCTTGACCATCTCACGGCGAAGCGCCTCTGCATCGCCTGCCTCAACGGAGGCCTTATTCGCATCAAGCATTGCCTTCTCAAGTTCGACCACACGCGCACTAGCCTTCTTAGCCGCCTCAAGGCGCGCAGCTACCTCATCAGGCTTAGCCGCCTGATAAGCATCGTAGGCATCCTTCGCAGCCTTCTCAGCAGCGACTGCGGCATCATAAGCGCTCTGCGCAGCCTTCACGGCCGACTTCGCCTTGACAAGCTCACCTTTTGCCTTTGCCAGACTGTCCGCTGTCTTATCAGCCTGCCGTTGCGCCGCATCGTAAACGGCCTGTGCTTCATCCACATGGGACTTCGCTGCCTCCACAGCAGCCCGTGCCTCAACAACCTTTGCACGAGCAGCTTCTACCGCTTGGCGCGCACGCTCAAGCTGTTCCTTCTTTACCTGCTCCGTCGGGCAAACAATAACCTTCGCAGCATCAGCATCCGTGGCTGGGGCAGCAAAAGCAGGCGCCCCCCCTGCGATGACAACGCCGCTGAGCGTGGCAGCAAGCGCGGCTCGCATTGCCAGTGAATTTTTGGTGTTCATGGACGTAACTCCTGTATATAGAAAAACTAGACGCTACCTACGGCACCGTATATTAAACTAGATAATTGTCCGATTATTCATATGCATACTACGCTATAAAAACTACCAACCCAAAACCAAAACACACAAAAATGGCATTACTTACAAACACAGTCAACCTATTGCACCTAGAAGGCCTTTATGCCGAACACGACGATTTATTGCCAATCGCGAAGGTGAACAACGCCAGCCCAAGATGGCCGATCTTCGAAGTAATCGCGATGTCGATGCCGTTGGCCTTCGGAAAAGCGGAAAACGCAATAGCCGAGAACAGCACCGCCGCAGCGCCAAGGGCCCCTGATCTTGATTTGGCCAAAAATCATGCCGATACCAATTTTGTGTGCGGTACGGCCAAATAAGCGCCCAGCTGGTCAACAGTGCTCTATCAGACCCTCCTGTATTGTCTCCCGCCGATCGGGCCCCATATTATTTTCTACCCTTGCGCCCACATCAAGAATTCTTCAGCAGAATAGATAGGTTTGCCCCATCTAGCAGCATTGCGCGTTTTCCGGCGAGTTTTGCTTCTAGCAACCGAGCAACGTCTTCAGGCGATCCGATAGGCACAATCTCAAAATTTCGAGTGAGCAAATACCCCACAGTAATCTCATCCAGCGGCTGATAAATCGCGGCATCCGTATCCACTCCAGATCCGTTCAACGAATCGATGGTATCCTTGCGCGTTTCGCGCAT